GTGCTTTCGTTATTTAAGTCATCCTTGAATTCGCAAAATATAGTATTGGTTTTGCGGTACTGGTTGTAAAAAAGATAACCAGATAAAGCGGCAAGAAGCATTAGGCCAAGAATGATTAAAATAATTATCGTGCCCGTGTCATTTGAGTGAATAGCATCAATTAGCTCCTCTTTGCTGTCTGGATCATCTGTAATCAAATAAGAACATGCTTTTACTACTATCGGCTTAGTGTTTTCAGGAAGTTTTCTGCATGCATGCTTTGTTATATAGGAGTTATCTTTTATATCATAGACATTTTTTGTTGAAACCAGAACTTTTTCCGTTCCTTCAGAAAGAATGGCGTAACCATATTTAGTCTCCTTAATTGCTGAAAACAAGTTCAATGCAAATGTCAGTACGACAAAGAACATCAGGATTAGAGGGACTAATTCTAGCTTGCTATGTTTGCGCTTTCCAATTACAGGAGCGAATGCTAAAAAACGAAAGTCTCTTCTGGTCAGGATGCTTTTATTGATAGCAATTTGTACCATCTCCGCATCTTTTTTTGATTCGACATTTATTCCATGAAAAATGCGTAGTAGCTGGAGATCAAATAAATCGTTGTCGAGCTTGCTCATCTTTGTGTTAGTTATTTTTATCTTTAAAGGGGTCAAAATTGTTTTCAAGATAACACCGATACCTCCTGAAAATAAAATGTAGAGAAATACAGCTGCTGCGATTAGTTTGTTTGCGCTCTCGATTATTGCATCCAGTGAGTTAAACATAAAGTCTCCTTATAGGTTTTTTAATTGAAATACCGGCTCATTTATAAATAGGTTGGTTAGTGGCTCAGCCAATGCCTTTGCTTTGATTACCGTCTAACAAAATAACATCATTGTGTTCATGAACACATCAGCAAACATCAACGAACTTGCCCGCGCACTCCGCAACATGGTACGCACCGGCATTGTGGTCGAAACCGATCTCATTACCGGGCGCTGCCGTGTGCAGACCGGCGGCATTGTTACCGACTGGCTCCAGTGGCTGACGCAGCGCGCCGGTCTCGCCCGCACATGGTGGGCACCCTCCATCGGCGAGCAGGTGCTGATTCTGGCCGTGGGCGGCGAGCTCGATACCGCCTTTGTGCTGCCGGGCATTTTTTCCGACGGTAATCCCGCCCCGTCTGCCTCAGCCGATGCGTGGCATGCGACGTTTCCCGATGGCGCAGTGATGGAATACGAACCCAAAACCAGCGCCCTGACCGTCAGCGGCATCAAAACCGCCACGGTAACCGCCTCTGAATCCCTGACCGCGACGGTGCCTGTGGTGACCGTTAAAGCGTCCTCGCGCATCACGCTCGATACGCCGGAAGTGGTCTGCACCAGGAGGCTTATCACCGGTTCGCTGGACGTTCAGCAGGGCGGAACCCTACGCGGCAACATCGAGCACACCGGCGGCGCGCTCTCCTCTAACGGCAAAGTGCTGCACACCCATAAACACCCCGGCGACAGCGGCGGAACAACCGGAGCGCCACTATGACCGCACGTTATACCGGTATGAGCCGCAGCACCGGCAGGGCGCTGACGGACGCGGAGCATATACGCCAGAGCCTCAGCGATATCCTGCGCACGCCCGTCGGATCGCGGGTGATGCGCCGTGATTACGGCTCGCTGTTGTCTTCCCTGATTGACCAGCCTCAGACCCCGGCGCTTGAGCTGCAAATCAAAGTGGCCTGTTATTTCGCCGTGCTGAAGTGGGAGCCGCGTATCACGCTAAGCGCGGTGACGACCGAGCGTTTGTTTGATGGCCGTATGGTGGTCAGCCTGACCGGCATGATTGCCACCACCGGTGAACCCCTTTCATTAATCATCCCTGTGAGCTAACCCATGCCGATTGTTGATTTAAGCCAGCTCCCCGCCCCGGATGTGGTCGAGGAGCTCGATTACGAAAACATTCTCTCTGAGCGTAAGGCGACGCTGGTTTCTCTGTTTCCGGCAGAGCAGCAGGAGGCGATCGCGCGCACGCTGGCGCTGGAGTCAGAGCCATTGACCAAATTTCTTGAGGAAAATGCTTACCGGGAAGTTATCTGGCGTCAGCGTGTTAACGAGGCCGCGCGCGCAACCATGCTCGCCTTCGCTGCCGGTAACGACCTTGATGTGATCGGGGCGAATTACAACGTCTCGCGTCTGGTGATCACCCCGGCAGATGAAGAGGCATTCCCGCCCGTGGCGGCGGTGCTGGAATCCGACAGCGATTTTCGTCTGCGCATCCAGCAGGCGCTCGAAGGGCTTAGCGTGGCCGGGTCTGTCGGCGCGTATGAGTTTCACGGGCGCAGCGCTGACGGGCGGGTCGCTGATATCTCTGTGACCAGCCCGCAACCGGCCTGTGTCACGGTCTCAGTGCTATCCCGCGAGGGCAACGGCGCGGCCTCTGAGGAACTCCTTGCCGTGGTGCGTAATGCACTCAACGACGAGGACGTCAGGCCGGTGGCTGACCGCGTGACGGTACAGTCGGCCAGCATTGTCGATTACCGGATTAACGCCACCCTTTATCTCTACCCTGGCCCCGAAAGTGAGCCGGTGCGCAGCGCCGCCGAAGCAAAGCTCGGCGCATACATCACCGCGCAGCACCGGCTCGGGCGCGATATCCGCAAATCCGCCATTTATGCCGCCCTGCACGTTGAGGGGGTGCAGCGGGTCGAGCTCGCCGCGCCGGTTTCTGACATTGTGCTCGACAGCACACAGGCCTCTTACTGCACGGATTATCAGATTGTGATCGGGGGCTCTGATGAGTGAATCGCGTCTGTTGCCGGTGGGCTCGTCCCCGCTTGAGGTGGCGGCGGCGCGTGCCTGTGCCGATATCGAAAACACCCCGATACCGCTGCGCAGACTGTGGAATCCCGACACCTGCCCGGTGCACCTCCTGCCGTGGCTGGCCTGGGCGTTTTCGGTCGACCGGTGGGATGAGAAATGGCCGGAGGAAACGAAGCGCGATGTGATCCGCAGCGCGTATTTCATCCACTGCCACAAGGGCACTATAGGGGCGGTGCGTCGTGTCGTTGAGCCGCTCGGCTATGTCATCAACATTATCGAGTGGTGGGAAAACAACGAGCCGCCAGGCACATTCCGGCTTGATATTGGCGTCCTCGAAACCGGTATTTCGGAGGAAATGTATCAGGAGATGGAGCGGCTTATTGCCGATGCGAAACCGGCCAGCCGCCATCTTATCGGGCTCAATATTATTCAGGATGTTGCGGGATATCTTTTCGCCGGTGGGGCGGGTTACGACGGCGACATTATTACGGTTTATCCGGGTTAAGTGAGAAAAGCATGACTGCAAAATACAGAACGGTGGTCACCACCGCAGGCGCGGCAAAATTTGCCGCCGCGCTCACACCGGGCGGTAAGAAAGTGAACATTACCGCGATGGCCGTCGGCGACGGCGGCGGTAAACTTCCCCAGCCCGACGCAGGCCAGACACAACTGATTAATGAAGTCTGGCGCAATAAGCTGAATAAAATCAGCCAGGACAATAAAAACAAAAATTACATCGTGGCCGAGCTGGTTATCCCGCCGGAAACAGGCGGGTTCTGGCTGCGTGAAATGGGGCTCTATGACGACACCGGCACGCTGGTTGCCGTCAGCAATATGGCCGAAAGTTATAAGCCAAAACTCGAAGAGGGTTCCGGGCGGGCGCAGACCCTGCGCATGGTTATCGTTCTGTCGGATCTGGCGTCCGTTGAGCTGAGTATCGACGCCACAACCGTGATGGCCTCGCAGGATTACGTTGACAGTAAGCTCCTTGAGCATGAGCAGTCGCGCCGCCACCCTGACGCGACGCTCAGTGCAAAAGGGTTTACCCAGCTCAGCAGCGCGACCGACAGCCCGTCGGAGACGCTCGCCGCCACACCGAAAGCTGTTAAGGCGGTGTATGACCTTGCCAGCGCCAAATACACCGCGCAGGACGCCACCACGGCGGGCAAAGGCATCGTGCAACTGAGCAGCGCCACCGACAGCACTGCCGAGACGTTCGCAGCAACCCCGAAAGCCGTTAAGGCGGTGTATGACCTTGCCAGCGCTAAATACACCGCGCAGGACGCCACCACGGCGGGTAAAGGGATTGTGCAACTGAGCAGCGCGACCGACAGCACTGCCGAGACGCTCGCAGCAACCCCGAAAGCCGTTAAGGCGGCGTATGACCTTGCCAGCGCCAAATACACCGCGCAGAACGCCACCACGGTGGGCAAAGGAATTGTACAGCTCAGCAGCGCGACCAATAGCACATCGGAGACTCTCGCCGCGACACCTAACGCCGTGAAAGCGGCATTTGATGCCGCAACCAGAGCGAATGAGAATGCCGAGGGACGTGTGCCGAAAGGGGCGGGGCTGAATACTTACGCTGAGCTTATGCGTGATGTTGCTGTTGATTTGCGCCAGCGTTCAGGTTTTTTTAACTCCCCCTCCGCGTTAAACGGGATGCCCGGCGGGCACGGCTGGAAGCATTACATCAATTCTGCACATAACAACAGTGTCGGTTTTAACGCCACTATCGGGATTGATTTCATGGGCAATCTGATCGGCTTTGCCGCTGTCTGCGACGGTGAATTTCGCCCGTGGAAAATGATCCACCATGACGGCTACAACACGTGCCCGCCAGGCACCCCGATCCCGTGGCCGTCCGATAAAATCCCCGAAGGTTACGCCCTGATGGCGGGGCAGGCGTTTAATAC